TGGGGTAGTGAGTCTATGACAGCTACAACTAATGCTATTACAGCAGGTAACGGCTACACCGCATCTTAAAGGATTTTTTATGAAAGCGGCAGACTTAGATAAGAGAGTTACAGTTGTAGAAGTCCAACTTGAAGAGAGGTGGAAAGAAACAATTTTGCGAATAAAGAGAATTGAGGCTATACTCATTGGCAGTGCAGGTACTATGATTGTTCTTTTCGCTACAATGCTCTGGAGAATGTAAATGACAAAGAAATTTCAGTCAGATAGCAAATACGCAGTAGCTGATGCTGACGGAGATGGGATCGTCACAGACGCAGAAATGGATCGGCATTCTACTTGGATTCGGCTTGAGAACGAAGATAAGCAAGCTGACACTCAGCGAATGATGGCTTTAATTTCTATGCTTGTTTCTATTGTAGCGGTGGCGTTGCTGTTACTTCCCATAATTTCTTTAGCCAGAATGGAATCTGTTTCGCCTGTACTGTCTACATTCTTAATTGCTAATACTGGAATTGTTGCGGCTTATATAACTGGTTCGGCATTATCTAAAACAAAAATGAAATAGGAGAGTAAGATGTTTGCACTATTAGGTTCGGTTCTAGGTTTTGCAAGTTCTGCTGTTCCAGCCATCACAGATGCGTTTGCCAAAAAACAAGACAACAAACACGAATTAGATAAAATGAAAACAATGGCTGAGTTAAGAGCCGCAGGTTATGACCATGACGTTAGAATGTACGAAACGATGGGTGCAGATAACGAACACGATCGCCTTATTCAGCACGATATAAGTATAAATCAAGGTGTTGGTTTTATATCAGGTCTACAAAAATCAGTCAGGCCAGTTATAACGTATGCGTTTTTTCTTTTATTCGCTACAATAGAAATTACATTACTAATGGAAGCACTAAAAGCAGGAACTAATTTTTCTGAAGCCATAAACGTCTTGTGGGATGATGAGACTAAAGGAATATTTGCGGCCATACTATCTTTCTGGTTTGGCTCAAGAGCTATAGATAAGGCAAGGAAAGTAAAATGAACAAAGAACAGCTACAAGATCAAATCTCAGCAGACGAAGGTTTAGTTGAAGAGATTTATTTAGATCATTTAGGATTGCCAACATTTGGGATAGGCCATTTAATTTTGGCATCAGATGAAGAGGACGGGCAAGAAATAGGGACGCCAGTAAGCAAAGAAAGAATAAATCAATGTTTTCAATCAGACTTAGAGAATGTTTTATTAGATTGCGAAATCCTTTATCCTGATTTTTACGAACTCCCAGATGAAGCTCAAGAAATAATAGCTAACATGATGTTTAATATGGGAAGGCCTCGGCTATCTAAATTTAAAGGCATGAAGCGTGGCATTGATGAAAGAGATTGGAATTCAGCTGCTGATGAGATGGTTGACAGCCGTTGGTATAACCAAGTTACAAATAGAGCCGACCGGCTAGTTAATAGAATGAGAGAGATTAGTTAATGACGCTGCAATTACTTCAATTCAAAGCTGGTGTTGTAAAAGACATTACTGAATATTCCGCAGGTAAGAACGGGCCGTTCTGGGTGGACAGTAATTTAATTCGTTTTAAGAACGGATACCCAAGCAAAATAGGCGGATGGGTTAAAGACACAATAACAGCTTTAACAACAGCAGGCTCTGTAACTGATATTGAGGCTACTATTCAGGGTATAGCTCGCAAGATGGTTTTCTGGAGGTCTATTACGGATGGTGAAGATAGAATTGCTGTTGGCACTCATAATCACCTTTACATAATTCAAGACAATTCTCTTTATGATATTACGCCTGTTAGAGATACCTCTGCTCAGGCAGGAGTTTTAGGTGAGGCTTTAGACAACAGCGAAACGACTATTACTTTAGTTTCAGTTGCAGGTTTTCCAACAGCAGGTGCATTTAAAGTTGATGATGAAATAATAACTTACACAGGCATTACTAGTAATAATTTTACAGGATGTACGAGGGGAACCAATTCTACTTCAGCGGCAACTCACAGTGATGCAACGGCTGTTGTTAGGGTTTTGGTTAACCCGATTACAACAGCAGGCACAACGACAGTAACAATAACAGATAATCTTTACGGAGCTAAAGATGGAGATTTCGTTGTTATAAGCGGTGCGGCAACAGTTGGCGGTGTTTCTACTGATAATTTAAATAGGTTGGCAGGTTATCAAATAACAACTTTAACGGCAAACACATACACAATTACCATACCTACAGCCGCAATCATTAACTCCACAGGCGGTGGAGTTGCTGTTGTCCTTACTTATTTAATAGGTGCTGACGCAGGATTAGGTTATCAATCGGCAACTCCTGCTCTTGGTTGGGGTGCTGGTGGTTGGGGTGAATCTACTTGGGGTACTCCTAGAGCTTTATCTTCGGCAGATATATCACTAGACAACTCATCTTGGGATTTAGACCTATGGGGCGAAGACCTTATAGCGACTGTTCGTGGTGGTGCTTTATATTACTGGGATACTTCTGTTGGCTTAACAACAAGAGCATCACTAGTTTCGGCTATAGTCGGGGCAGTAAGCGTACCTGCTAAAGTCAGAGTAAGTACAATTAGCTTTCCAGACAGGCATTATATCGCAGGTGGTTGTTCTGACTATATTGCAGGAACTTTTGATCCTATGCTTGTCAGGTGGTCTACACAGGAAGATTTTACTAAGTGGGGGCCGACTGCGTTAAATACCGCAGGAGATCAGAGGCTTCAGATAGGTACAAAAATTGTTACTATGGTTTCTTCACGGGAAGAGACAATTATATCTACAGATGAAGCTATATATGGAATGACCTTCGTTGGCCCTCCATTTATATTCTCATTCAGGCTACTCGCAACAAATTCAGGTGCGGCAGGCATTAACACAATGATTAATATTGATGGCAATGTGTTCTGGATGGGTAGGACTAACTTCTTTACCTATGATGGTGTCGTAAAAGAAATACCATGTTCAGTTCAGTATTTTGTATTTGATAGATTACAAAGAGACTTTATCGATAAGACAATTGTTGCTCACAACAAAAAGTTTAAGGAAGTTACTTGGTTTTATGTAAGCACTGCTAATTCCGCAGGGACTTTAAACCCAGAGCCAGATTCTTATGTGACGTTTAACTATCTTGAGAATGCTTGGTCTATAGGGATAATGGACAGGACGGCTTGGCTAGATAGCTTTGGATTTAGAAAAGTTCCATTTGCATTTGATCCTAGTGGGTATCTTTACAACCATGAAACTGGAACTTCGGCAGATGGCTCTGCGATGAGCGCGTATGTGGAATCTTCTCCGCGTGAAATAACGCAAGATGGTGAAAATTTATACATGGTTGATAAGATAGTTCCTGACGTTGATATGACTTCAAGTACAAGCCTGTATGTAGACCTTAATACTCGTAAATATCCTAATGCCCCAGAAGTAACAAAGGGGCCGTTTACAATAACAAGTTCTACTGAGAAAGTTTCGACTAGGGCTAGGGGTCGTCAGATGGCATTAAAATTTTACAGCACTGGAACTACAGATGATTGGTCGATGGGTACATTTAGATTTAACGCAAAATTGGATAGTTTAAGATGAGCGCACCTACAATACTTATGAGATTACCCCAAGCTCCTGGTGAATATAATCAGAGTTATATGGGAAGATTAATTAATACTCTAGAGCTAGAGCGTCAGGCGGCTTACTTTGCTCAGAGTGTTGGTATAGATGACGCTGTTGAAAAAGCTGAAGCGTCAGGGTGGTTTATAGCGTAATGGCAAATAATTATAAAAATGCAAAATTAGATCTTACGGCTACAAGTGTAACAACTTTATACACTGCCCCTGATGCCACCACTAGTATTGTGAAGAGTATTTTGGTAAGTGAAGACTCAGGTAACGCAGATACGATCACTGTGACAATAACAAATGCAAGTGCCGCAGTGTTTAGTTTGTTTAGAGTTAAGGCTGTTGGTGCTAATGCGACAGTCGAATTATTAACTGCACCTCTAGTTGTGACAGAGGGTGAAATACTTAAAGTAACTGCGGCAACCGCAAATAGGCTACACGTTGTGGCAAGTATATTAGAAATAAGTTAGGAGATTAACATGCCAGCACTTGAAAATGTAACAACAACAGTTCCCGTTGGTCAGTTACAGTCGCAAGACTATACAGGTAATCTTATGAATTACGGAATGGCAGGTTCTGATCCTTTTGAGTTCGTTAAGATGGTG